ACCATTTTACGGATCTGAAATTCCAGCGAGGTTTTGATCTGCTGAATGTCAGTGTAATGGTTTAAGTATTTATTATGTTGAAAAGGGATGTCTAACGCGAGTTGTCCCAAATCTGTGGTATACTGTTTGTTCTTGAACTGAAAGTCAACTGCAGAATCTTCAGCCCATTGTTCTCTCAAATTATCAAACTTATCACGTAGAGAATCAAAATTCATAAAGTACCAAAACCTTCATCACGGAAAAATATTTCTTGGAATTTAAAACTTACAGATGCAGTAATATACTCCACATCACTTACCGTAGCATTAAAGTTTACTCCTGTCAAGGAGTATGGGAAAATATTTTTAAACTCAATAATATGATTGCCATTCATTGAAGATGACAAAATATGTAATTGAGCATTTGTATAGTCAACTTCGTAAGGAGCTGCACTACCATCACCGCTTCTGCCGTGAAGCATCATCCATTTACGAATGCTAGTGTAATTGACTAAATCTTCATCAATAATAAAATCCACAGTAAAGTCCCCGAAAGTGACACCACCTCCAGGGACAATAGGTACGTTCCTAAACATAGTAGGAACTTCAGTAACTGGCATACTGATATCGGGAATGTTTGCAGACTGACAGAAAAAATCTGTGCCTTCAAACTTTTCTAATTTTAATAAGAACCCAATTGGATTTAAGAAGTTCCTGTTTTTAGGTTGCTCCTTATACCACTCCGCTGCCATGTCAACTTCCCAAGCTACCTAATATTTAGGGGTTGTTTGGATCAAGTCCCAGTTCAATAAGATACTCTCTCCACCATGTTTCTTTTGGTTTCTTCCACTGTGGTACAGGTCTACCTTGTTCAGAATACCATTCTAGCAAAGCAGCATCAATCTTTTCCGAGATTTCCAATTGCTTAATCCTCTTCTGTAGAATGTCCATTCGCATTGATGATTTCTTCCAACTGTTTTCGAATATCCGCAGAACGTTTCTTATCACGTTCCGTATGCTTATACCCATATTTACCATGGAAAATAAAATGTCCCTGACATATCATGGTTAATCCAAACCCGAATATGAGTACAACTCCTATCCATTCTACAATGTTATATTGAGCCATGGTAATACAGGGGGAATCACTCCAATGAGTCGAAGCAGACCTTCAGCAAAAAGTGCAAGAACAACCCAACCAACACACATACTAATAATCGAAGCATTACGATTGTGCTTTCGTATGGCAGCATCAATCATCTCCTGTACTTCTTCTTTTGTTATTGTTGGTTGAGGTTCGATCTTCGTTGTACCAAAAATCTTCCCAATCTTTTGGCGAATTTGTGACATCTTCCCACTCTGGTTCGTATAAAGGGCATGGTTCTTCCATCAACGTTTCGTTCTTCATTCTCAAAATTTCTTGATAAAGTTTGTCTAGGTCCATTCGTCGCCATTCTCCTCTTCGTCGTCCCATACTTCGTATGGTCCATGTTGCATACGTTGTAGTTTCTCAGTCTCTGCTTTGAAAGCAGAAGCTTCTGCTAACCACAACGCAAGTTTCATTACAATGAATACTACCGCCAATGGCGATAAACAAAGCAATAAAACTAGGGAAGACTGATTCATTAGTCTAAGAAACAATTGAAGGTTAAGCGATTAGTTTTCCACTTTGAAAGATCGAAGTATGGCGAATGCCACATGTTTCCTTCGTACATAACCAAAGTATTATAACTATGCTGAATCACATGATAGATAGACCACCCTGGTATGTCAACAGTAGATGGGTCAAATGTAACATATTCTTGATTTTTATTACTGTAGTGTCTTTTACATCTGTAATTAAAATCTCTTAGGGTGTGCTCCTCTAAAGTTTTTTCATTTCTCCATAATGCCGTTCCATTGTCGTTACCAGAATAGTCTTCTGGTTTGTTTAAAGAACAGACACCAGCATATCTAACATTGTCTGTGTGTGGATGTAAGCTTGCTTTCCTTATTTTTTCATCAATTGGATAAATTTGAAAAGTAAACTTGTGTGGATTGCTTAGTACAAAATCTTCACTGGCATCAAATTGATCTGTTGCCAATCTCATAATTGGTCTTAGAACAGTTTTTATCCCGTTTCCAATTCTATGAATATATCCAGGAATGCCACTAACTTCACCATTGATTGTATTGACATAATCAACAGACTCTGCATACTTCCTTAAAGCGTCTGGATTTTTAAAGAAGTTTTTGATAACAACAATTCTATTTTGAGAATTACCAATTTCATAATGCATGATCCTCCAATTAAAATAATTAATACCGAAGATCTCTTCAGGGTCAATAATTTTCATATTATTCTCTATACTCATTCAAAATATCAAGAACTCTATTGAGTGATTCATGCGCTCCGTCATGCCACTCTTTTCCTTTATCATGATGCTGTCCATTATAAAGTGCTGTCTTTAGTTTATAGACCCGAGAAAGCATATCAATTTTACTCATTCGACCTCTTGACATAATTTTTTGTTGTTTCTACTATTTAAGCATAAAAAAAAGGGACCCGTAGGTCCCTTGTGTTGATTTGTGAACAATGGATCACATGAGGTTCTTAACAAGAACACGTCTGTAATACTGGTTCTTCGAAGCGGTGAGAGCTTCAGCGTCAGGAACGCCAGCGGATGCTTCAACGAATGGGTTTGCAACCATGCCGTAGCGGGTCTTAAATCCAATCTTAGGTTGGAAGGTCTCAGGATCGATGCTTCTGAGCATCTGGAGGGGAACATATGGGCAGTAGAATAGTCCTGCGTCATATGGTGAAGAACCCTTATAACCAACAACATAGTAGTGGTTGTTGGAAACGTTAGCGGAATAAGGATCAACGTAGACCTTGATTCTGCCGTTCATGGTTCCGACTAGGAGGTTACCAGTGTCATCAACTTCACCGATGGAAGGACCACCAGCGCCGCTTAGACCTGAGGAGTAGTCGAGGGTGCCGCTCATAGCGAGAGCAGAAGCAACGTCAGCAGAAGTGACGATGAAGTTGCCCTTTCCTCTACGAGTCTCTTGAGCGATAGCGTTAGCATCACGCTCAATCTGGAACATTAGACCCTTGAACTTCTCAACTGACCAACGACCGTTGGAGTCAACGTCGAGGTCGAAGATACCAGCGTTAGCAACGTTGTTCTTAGCACCAGGCTTAGCAACGGTGTAAACGGTTCTTACAACTTCGCGGTTGATTTCAGCAAGGATCTCGCTTGAAAGAAGGTTAGCGAGTTCCTGCTCAGCATCAAGACCATGGATTGCCTTGAGGTCTTGTGCTAGTTCTAGGGTGTACTCAGCGCGGAGTGCTCTAGTCTTAGCAGTAACCGCAGTCTTCTCGATGCTGAAATCCATTTCGTTGAATAGATTACCAGCGCCTGAACCTAGGGTTTCTGCCTTGTCTCTAGTAATACCAGTCTTAGCGGTTGCAGATGCGCCACCTTCGTAGGTGCCACCATCGTTGAGAAGACCAGGGTTAGCATCGGTAGTACCACCGTCGCCAAGAGGTGAAATCTCATTACCTGCGTATGCGCCAGGACCCTGCTGAGAAGCAGAGAAGTCAGCATCAGGCTCGTTGTAGAGTGCCTCAGCACCTGCACGAGTGTTGTAGTGCGACTTCATTGCGAAGATTAGACCTGTAGGACCTGACATTGGCTGAACGCCGCAGATGTCATATGCTACTAGGTTAGGGGCAGCACGACGGATTAGGGAGATCATTACAGGATCGAAACCTGCAAGTCCACCAGTCTTGGTGTCAAGACCTGAACCGCCAAGTGCCTGACCGCCAGTTGCGCTGATAGCGCCAACGGTGCTTGCCTCGTTGATCATACCACGCTCTTCGCGTAGTTGTCTTTCTGTGTTTTCTAACAGAACAGCGGTAACAGCCTTTCTATAATTGTCCTTGATAGCGCCAGCGCCTTCATGACCTAGAACAGGTGACCACTTTTCTGTCAGAGCTTGTGCGTTAAACATTAGTTTGCTCCGATTGGAAAAAGTGTTGGATTAATTATCAGGAATTCCAGCGGTTGAGTGCCTGTAGATATTGTGCCATTACTGGATTCATATCTTCAGAACCTTCTACTGGAGTTTCATCAGCAACCTCTGCAGGTGCAGCGATTGATTCTTTGAAGTAGCTCTCCTTGATGGTCTTGACCTTCTTGGAGAATGCCTCTTCAGAAACAAACTCTAGACCCTCTGCGAGAGCTGCGAGTTTTTCTTTCTGAGTATCTGCAAGTCCTTCTGAAACTGTGTTCAGAATGTTGAGTTTAGCAGTCTCATTAAGACGATTTTGTAGTTTCACATTTGCCTTGACCTGTTCGTCTAGGCGCTCTTCCATCTCACGAATAGATTCAGCCATACCTTCTACCACATCGACTTTCTCGTCGGGGATAGCGATATAGTGCTCTTCAAAGAGACCCTTGAGACCTGCGATGAAGTCTTCGGTGATCTCATTTCTGATGCCACGGTCAATAGCAACTTGATTTTGCTCCATCCATTGACCGATAGCGTAGTTCACTGTGCCGTCTACTTCCTCGGAAAGCTCTGCTTTAGCAGCAGCTACTTGCTTATCGAGTTCAGCAGCAAAGTGCTCTACAAGTCTGTCATACTCTTCAGAGATTTTTGCCTTGACAGCAGCTTCGAAAATTGTCTTTGCTTTCTCGGCAAACTCTTCAGAGAGTTCGGTGCCTTCTACTAGAGCGGCAACGTCAGCGGAAACATCGAGGGACTCAAACGATGGTTTGATTGGATAACCAACTGCGCCACCCATGCTGGTTCCATATGCTACTTGAGCACCAACTGAAGGTTGTGGATCCTTACCAGGCTTACCAGCGGTTGAGGTAACACTGCCATCTTGCGAAACAGGTGCTGCCGCTTTAGCGCCAGGGTTCTCCTCGCCATCATCATCGTGCTCGTTAGGAGTGGTGGAAGTTCCACCTAGATCTGCAGCTGCAGATTGACCAGGAGCAACCGATGGTTGAACTGAGGGCATAGGATCCTTTCCGCTACCAGAACCAGTCTGTGCGTCAGAAACCTGAGAGGGTTCACTACCAGTGCCAGGGATAACGTTAGCAGAAACCGTTGGCATTGGATCGCCAGCTTCTACAATCACCTTTTGCTCGGTAACGAACTCCTCAAATTTTTCGTTTAGCATATCTGACATTTGAGTTTACCTCGTAATTTCCGTATAATTAATCTAAGTTTATTTATAGAATCAAAGTTTTCCAAGGAAATCCTCAAACACTTTGAGGGTCCTTGCTTCCAGATCACGACGAGACTCGTCGATGTATCTGCGGTATTTATCAACTTTTGCTTCCTTGAGAATTCCGTTATCCCAGACCCACTCTTTACCTTCCATAATTCCGTTGACGAATGCGTCAGGTGCGGAAGGATCTGCTACAATATCAGCAGCAGTGGTGAGCATGAAGTCATCGCGGACAACTGAGATACCTTCTGATTTTTCGATGCTTCCCATACCACGGGAGGAAACACCAAGTTGAACGCCTTCATCTAATAGAGACTTAGCGATCTTACCCATTGGAGTATCTAGAATTTGTGCCTTGCCCATGAAGTTATTACCTTCAGCGCGGAGACTTACAATTCTGTGTGATACTCTGTCAAGGTTGATGGTAGGACCATCGGGATGACCCAACTCACCAAGAGCTCTCTTGGTTTTTACATACTCTTCGTTGTATCTCCCTACCTCGCGGTTGAGAACATCGAATGGGTATCTGCGACCATTGCGATTTGTTAGTTCTGATTGAAGAAAGACACCCTCAATGTATAGTAGTTTCTTTCCGTCTTTTTCTTCAGTGAGAATTTGAACGTTTTCAATCTGTTCCGTTATCAGTTTCATCGGTTTCGGTCTCGGTTGGTTCATCAAAGAATGTCTTCGCAACAACCTGCTTATATGTCGCCATAGCATCAGATGCTTTAGCAAAAAGCAGATCATGAATAGCATCAATAGCAGATGCCCTGTCATTGTCGCTGATCTTATCAACGATATTTACAATGCCAGGTTCAGGGTTATGTTGTTCCATAATAACAATTCAGTATAATTTATTTATTGTTTGAAGAAGGTGAAGGCATTTTCTTTGCCTTATCTACTTCTCTATCAGAAGCAGCATCCGCAGCAAGTTCGTTTCTTTCCGCAGCATCATCTGCTTGCATTCCTTGAATTTCAGGACTGAAAGCAGTATTTTGTTGCGTCATTGTATCCAACATATTCTGTTGAGATGGATCAATAGCAAGACCAGAAGCAATGTCGCCCTTCATTTGCTTATCAATTTCCTTCACATCTTTCTCAGTTTGACCTAAGATTTCACGGCGAACATAATCGACAGAGAAATACTTACCAACGAAAGGATCCATTTGAGTGACAGTCATCATTCTTTGGTTCATCATTTCAATCTTTTTCAGTTCATTGAAATGATTGTCAAAGAGATAGTCATACTGGATATGCTCCTTCATGTCATCCCAGTCTTCTGGGGAGATTACTCCCTTGAGGATGAGTTGGGTCTTGAGAATATCGTGGAAGAGTTCACTAAATCTCTTACGAAGTCTTCCGATGAACTTGGTAAACTTGAGTTCGTCACGTAGGACTTCAGTTGTTTTACCGAGGTTAAATCCTTTGTTATCGTCGGTAAGACGAGAAGGGGGAAGGTTGAGAGAGTTGTAAAGCTTCT